CGTCATGACCGATTATTCCGATTTAACAGATAACGTACGAAATTATACAGAAACAACTACTACAGTGCTTTCAGATGCTGTTATTCAACCTTTTATTGAATCCATAGAAGATAAAGTAAGAAGAACAGTTGATTTAAATTATTACAGAAAATATGACACAGCAACACTTACAGTTGCTAATCCTTTTTTACCACTTCCCTCTGACTGGGAAGCAACGAGATATGTGCAGTTAATAGATGGTAACGATGATAGAACTTACTTGATACAGAAAGATATTTCGTTTATGAATGAATACGCACCAGATAGAACTGATACCGCAACGCCTAAATTTTATGCGATGTGGGACCAAGACACACACTATCTCGCGCCGACCCCGAACGCTGCATTAACTGTAGAGCTCGCATACACGTACAAGCCTGCTGGCTTAACAAGTTCAAATACGTCAACTTGGTTAAGTCAAAATGCTCCGAACGTGCTATTGTATGGTTGTATTTTAGAAGCACTTGGATACTTGAAAGGTCCAGCAGATATGATACAATACTACGATAAAATGTATAATCAGTCTGTACAAGCATTAGCCACATATGAGATGGGGCGTGATCGTAGAGACGAATTTCGGGACGGCGTTATTCGTATCCCTCTCGAATCAAGGAACCCATAGGAGATTATTATGGCAATTACTCAAGCTGTATGTAACAGTTTTAAAGTGGAGATCCTGAAAGGCCTACACAATTTTACGGCAACGACAGGGAACGCTTTTAAACTAGCATTATACGACTCAGAAGCAACTTTAAGTAAATCAACAACTGCATTTCAACAAACTGATGAAGTAGCAAACTCAGGCACTTATTCTGAGGGTGGTGGTGCGTTAACATCTGTTACGCCAACACTATCTACAGATACGGCTGTATGTGATTTTAATGATATATCATTTACAAGTGCAACTATTTCAGCACAAGCTGCTGTAATTTATAATAGTTCAACTGTATCTGGTTTAACAACAAATGCATCTGTTTGTGTATTAGATTTTGGTGGTGTTAAATCTTCAACTTCAGGTACGTTTACAATTACGTTCCCTGCTGCTGAAGCAACTGCTGCAATTTTAAGGATCGCATAGGAATAGTTTATGGCCTCTATCCAAGGATGGGGCCGAGAAACTTGGAGCAGTGGTGCTTGGTCTGAACAGGCGCCTGTAACTGTTACAGGTAATGGCCTCACGTCATCTACTAACGATGTAACAGTAGCAACTGATCAAAATATATCTGTAACAGGAATTGGCTTAACTTCTGCGTTAGGCACAGCTACTGCAACTGGTATTGCAGAAGTTGCTCCAACTGGTATTGCTCTTACTTCTTCGTTAGGAACACCGAGTCCTCAAACTGATCAAAATATATCTGTAACAGGAATTGGTTTAACGTCTTCCTTGGGAGACGAAACAGTAACAGGTACAAGAACAACTGGTTGGAACCGTGATACTGACATTAATACTGGCAGTTCTATTGGTTGGGGCGATCAACAATGGAATGCTGTAGGTGGTTCATTTGCTCTTACAGGTCAAGCACTTAGTGCCTCTTTAGGAACAGAAACAGTAGCAACTGATCAAAATATATCTGTTACTGGTGTTGCAACAACTTCATCAATAGGAACTTTCTCAATATCAGGTGATTCACAAGTAACTGTTGTTGCTGCAAGTGAACCAGAGCTTGATATTTTCGTTGGAACAGCAGAATCTTCTATAGGAAAAACAGTTTTTCCTACAGGAAATGAATTAACTGGATCTTTAGGTACTGTTTTAACTTCTATTGAAATAACAGGGCTTGGCATGACGTTGAGCCAGGGTGATGCTACGCAAGAAACTATATATGAAGCACCAAGTGTTGCCTTAACATCTAGCACAGGAGTATTAAATATCCGTACAGATGTAAGCTTTACACCGACTGGAGTTTCTGCTACAAGTAATACAGGTAATCTACAAGGAACCTTCTGGTCTGTTGTAGATGACTCTAACTCGGATATAAGTTGGACCGAGGTCCATAAAGCCGCATAAAAGTTTTGACAAACTTTAAAATAATAACTAAAACTTTATTAGGAGATTAAATGAGTTCAACTTATTCAACTGGCTTACGAATAGAGCTACAAACATCAGGAGAGAATTCGGGTACTTGGGGTACTATTACGAATAATAACTTCTCTCAAGTTTTTGAATATTCTATTGCTGGTGTTTATTCTAAAGCAATTACCACAGGGACTTCAACAACGCTAACAAACAACGATGGTCCACAATCTCAAGCAAACAACGAAGCAAGACAAAATCAATTAATTTTTACAGGAACAGTTTCTACTACTCATACAGTGCAGTTTCCAGCTACACAAAAAACTTATGGAATTTACAACAACATTGGTGGCGGTGCTGATATATCTGCTAGACTAGGTGCTACAGGAAATACTCTTACTGTTACAAATGGTAAATACAGAATGGTGGCTACTGATGGTACTAACTGGTATGATATTTTTTCATTAGCTGGTTTAGGTGAAACTTGGCAAGACAAGTCAGGAAACTATACAGCATCAGACGGTGATAATTTATTTGTAGACACATCTGGTGGTGTAGTAACAATAACTTTACCTGCTTCTCCTTCAATTGGAAATCAAGTAAAAATTATTGATTCACATGGCACAGCAGCTACAAACAATATTACTGTTGGAAGAAACAGTCAAAAGATTCAAGGTACTGCAGCAGATTTAACAATTTCAACTAACCGAGCTGGCATATCGTTGGTGTTTTATGACAGTGACAATGGTTGGTTATTAAAGTATAACGATTAATATGGCTAACTTACAAGATATAGTAAACAGAAGTGAAGTAGGCGCGATCAAGCCTTGGACTAAAGCTACAGCTCCAGCAGGTTACTTATTATGTAACGGTGCAGCCGTATCAAGATCAACATACGCGGATTTATTCGCGGTAGTTTCTACTACTTATGGTGCTGGTGACGGATCAACAACATTTAACGTTCCTCAATTACAAGGTAAAATGCCACAAGGTTATGATGGTAGCACGTATAACTTAGCAGGCACAGGCGGAGCAAATACCGTGACAGTTGCTGTAACAAACAATCAAGCTGTTGCTAATAACCAAGCTGTAACCATAACAGGAGCTATTGGAAATACTTCTCTAACATCAGCTCAATTAGCGAGTCACGCTCATAGTTTTAGTGCTGGTGTAAATGTTTCTTCGGAGGGGAATGGTGGAAATAATAATGCAGCAGGGGCACCATCTGGTGGTACCACTTCAAATCAAGGTTCAGGCACAGCACACAATCATAGTACTGGTACACTAGCAGGCACATTAACAGGTACCGTTGCTATAAGTGGTACAGTAACAGCGGCAGGGACAAATTCATTCTCACCTTTTGTGGTGGTTAATTATATTATAAAACATTAGGAGATATATATGGCAACGCAAATTGTAATACAAAATGAAGACAGAATCTTATTAGATGATTCTTTTGCATTTAATTGGAACGAAAAAGGAAATGCTTGGCAAGATGATTGGTGTCCAAATACAATTCATTGTGTTATTTGGAACAATTTACCTGGTCAAAATGAAATTCAAAACAAAGATGCTTCTACTGGAATGATGACAGGAAATGTTAATTTAAATTCTACAAGTGATGCTGTAGGATCTACAACTATTGCTGCTTTACTTACTTGGGCGGAGACAAGAAAAGGTCAAATTGAAGCCGCTATAACAGCTCATGACACTGCTTTTAATAATTCTTTAGCCGCTTGGCTAGCAGCCGATGACGCAAATACCAATACGAATCATTCTTGGTCAAAAACTTGGTATGATTATGATTCTAATTTTTAATTATATAAATTAACTTTAGGTCTTTTTTATTTGTATGATTTTTTCTTCCAAAAAAACTTTTTGTATCTATCGACCCACTCACTGTTTAAAAGATTCATAGTTTTTGCATGTAGTTTTTCATAATAAAAACCAGACCACATTTTAAAAGATTCACGTTTAAAAGGAATTACTTGAACCATAGGTTCTCCTTTTTTAATTAAAAACTGTTTATCTCGTTTTTTTAAAATAAAAGGAAAATTAATTAAATTAGCGTAATCGTCTGTATCAACAACTCCCTCTATAATTTTAAATCTTTCTTCTATTCTATTCATAGGTTGTAAAAATAAACAACTATAACCTGGAGGTGTTTTTATTAACCATTTATTATGAAATTTCCCTGGTGTAGAAAGTTTTTTTTGCCATTCTTCTGGTAACTGTACTTTAAAATGATAATTAAAATCGGTAATTTTTCTGTTTGGGGGAGTAAGAGTAAAATCATTTTCAACAGGATCAATAACATAATCTTGATCAAAAGGTATTATATAACCCATCTGTAAAGAATCTAAAAAAGGCATACAGGTTTTAACTGTTGGTAAATGATAATTACCCTGATCAAATCTTTGTAGTTTTTTGTATTCCTCGGGAATAAATCTAGAAGCTGGTTTAGGATGTGGCCATACATCAACCATATCTTTTTCACTTGCACAAAATGTAATTTTTTTACTTAATATCATATTTTTTGTATAAAATTAAAAGACATAGATCTTCTAATATCTCCTTTTATTTTTGTTTTAAACGGCATAACACAATGTTGATGTTTAGCTTCAAAAATATAAAAATGACCTACTTCGGGTTCTATCCAAGTAGATGTTGAGCCGTCTATTCCAGCAAAACATAAATGACCATCTTTAAATTTATGAGGATCTTTTAAATCATTTATAAATTTTGGAATCTTTAAAAATAAAACTGTAGAAAATCCTGTTCCATCATGATGAGTGTGAGGAGGATTATACTCACCTTCTTTCATATCATTTATCCAACAATTTAAAATTTGTAATTCTTTATTTCCTTGAAATAAATTTAATTTTTCTAATGTTTCAACATAATCTTTCATACAATCTACTATGTTTTTTGAAATTAATAATTCACCTAGCAAATGTGTAAATTCTAATTCTGAATCTAATCTTCCCGCTAATTTAGTACCATAAGAATTTAATTTTTTTTTGTGAGTTTCATATCTTGTATTTAAATCTTGAATACCATCCAAAGGTAAATCATATTTTTTAACTATTCTGCCAAATACGGTTGTTTGCGTTTTCATTCTTTTTTCTGTCTCTTTCATAACACAAATTTTCTGTCAAGAAAACAATTTTAAAAAGATTTCTTGATATATTCTATACACATGTTTAAATTAGATCTCACCCAAAAATTATAAATCAAGGAGATATTATGGAAAATCAAGAAGTATTGAAGGCTATAGCTACCCTTGCTGATAAGGTGAGTCGTTACCACGAACGTTTATTGGCAGTGGAAAGAGAAAATGAAAAATTACAAAAACAATTATTAGAACACAAAAAAAGTTCTCACGTACATACAATTCAAGGTAAACCATATAACTCTGATGCGACTGTTATGGTAACAGGCTTAGATTCTGATATGGAATGTGAAGCGTGTAGCGCTTAATTAATCAGGAGTTTCACCTAACATATCTGCTAAAGAAGGGGCGAATACTTTTACGTCTCTTCTAATTTTTTCAGCAGTTGTAGATGTTCCTGGATTATCAATATCAGCTTGAGCTTCTTCTTCTGAATTATACTCAACACCAGTGTCTACATGTGTAAGTGTTGTTTCAGTTTTTACTTTATAATGTGGAATTCTTCTTCCATCTTCAGTTGTAATGTGTCCTAGTAACTCAGCAGGTTCAACTATCGGCATCTTCGTTTCTCCAATTTATATTAAAACTAATAATAATTCTATCATCGTCAGAACTATTTGTTTGTACTTCATGTTGTAACCATGAAGGGAAAAAAATCAAGGAATTTTCAACAGGTTCCCATTGTACGCTATGTGCGAGGTGTATGGACGCTTTATCTGTTTTTGGGGGTGATAGTACCTCCGACTGTGGTTTAGGCTCTAGAAACACAATATTTCCACACTTTTTAGGAGCTTTAAGATAAAAGACACCAGATAAGTAATTATATGGATGTGTATGTACATTGTTCCGTGATCCAGGTGGGTTTATCATACCCCACATACCCGTCATTTCAGGAACATAATTATCTTGTACGTCCATATGATTAAAACAATCTTTTGCATATTTAAGAATATCGCCAACTAAAGGTTTAAATTTTTTAATATTATATATTTCATCATGACTATGCCAACCGCCGACATTAGACCGCGGCATGCCTCTCTCATCTTTTTCTCGTAGTTGATAGATGCTATCAATAAGATGTTCATGGCCTTTAAGTTGTAGTGAGAATACGGGAGTAATAAATAGAGAATGTAAGTTAATCAGAGTTGTCCTTTCGTGACCTCCATAAAACTTGCTATAATGTGCACCTGATTGGCAGCATTGGCTTGAACTTTAAGAACATCACTTTCTTGCAGAACTAAAGGTTGAGTCAATAATTCTGTTGTTGTGTTTGTAGCAACACTCTTTGCTTTGAATACTTCAAAGGTTGCAGAAGCTCGGACAACTTCAACATCAACTAAAGTTGTGTTACCAGAGTCATTACAAATTAAAAGAGATTTTACTACATCCGTAGTAGGCGGAACAGGTGGCGTTGCACCAGCATCAGCCGTAGGAACTGTTATAATGGTTGTTAAATCTGTAGAGGTAACATCTACCATTGCGCTTTTAAAAGTATTAGCCAAGGAAAAAAGCCTCCGACTGTGATTGTTCTTTTAAATCTTGTTGGTAGTTAGTGTTAAGTAAAAGAATAATTTGATCTAATAATTGAACCATTTGATCAAACTGATTAGCATCATATTCTGGTGTTGCATTTGGTAATCGAGTAATTGTTATTCTAGCCATTATCTTCTTCCGTCTGGTCTAAGTTGTAGTTTTGTCGATCCAAGTCTCCAAGCTGTGTCATTAACTGTATTAGTTTCATATTTAATTTTTACTGCTCTACCTCTACCTCTTACATCAATTTTCTCTGTGGTGCCAGTAATAGTGCCTGTTGTCGTTACATTAGCTGCAGATTGTGGATACTGTTCTAGTGTTAAAGTAGCTGTCATTGTATTAGTTAAATTATCAAAGTCTGGAACTAATCTACTAACCGACATAAGTTCATCACCATCGGCAATCTCAACAGATCCAGTTGTTAAAAAAGCAGGTAAAGCTGTACCGTCTGCTTGATTATTACCTGATTCATGTGCGTAAAGATAAGAAGCTCCTGCCGTTAAACCTAATATAGTTGATACATTTGCTGTTACGGAAGCATCGTATTCTGTGGCAATGGGATTTTCAAATACATAAGCACCGAGCCAAGTTGTTCTACCAATATTAACAGTGTACCAAGTTCCTTCTAAATAATTATAAGCAACGCCTCTATCTATTGCCGTAGCATTTGTTGAAGGATAGTACCAAATTATTTCATTAAAAGCTGTGTTAATACCACAAGCAATATCATTTCTGTTTGTGTAACTAAGATCATCAAATACATAATCTTGCACAGAACATGGCATTTTTTTAACAACACCATCATACATGTAAAAAGAATTATCAGACATCCAGTACGCTCTACCATTTATTTCTACTGCTGCATGCTGTGATATTAATCCACAGTTTGCGCCGAGTTGTCTCAAACCAAAAGTAAAAGGTGTACCAACAAATTGAATACCGTGCAAAGATGTATCTGTCCAAACAAGTATTTGACCTGATGATTTAACAGCACCTACTATTCTAGAACCATCGGATATACGTAGTGAACCAGCTTCGTTTGTTGCTACTGGTGTATAATCTGTAGCATCTTCTCGATCAGAAAATCTAAACAGTAAATCATCTTGAGATGCTGGTGTGCCAATAGTCGTTTCTGTACCAAAAATCATTAAGTGTCTTGTGTCAGTAGATACTAAACTAAATCTTGACGCTGTAGGAGCGTTTGATAAAGCAGTTGCTCTTGCGTCTATTGAACCAGATATATCTTTTATAAATGTACTACCGTTTAAGACTGTAGCAATTAAATCTTCACCAAAATTATCTAAAGACCAACTACGAGCAAAAACAGTAACATCTGAAGAGGTGCTTGGTTCATTCCATTTGCCAGCACTCCAAGTATCAGTGCCCCATCCATAACCATAAGTTGATGCAGTCTCTCCAATATTAATTTGATAATTAGCATTACCTGATCCACCTCCACCTGATGTAGAACCAGAGGCTGTGTCAGTGTGTGTTACTTTGTATGTGTTAGCGTCAACATAAGTTGTAACTTCAAACTCGTTGTTCATGTCTAAACCATCTATTGCAGAGAATGAATCAAATGTAACAAAGTCTCCTTCAATAGCTCCATGACTTGCGTCTGTGACGGTGACCGTTGTTGTACCATTTGTTGTAAAAGGATTTGTTAAAGCTGCTGTTTCTCTAATAGGTGTAATGTCATACAAAGCACTACCTGAATATAAATATAGTTTTCTGTCTGTACCTAAAGCAAGGTATCTGGTTCCGTCTAAACCAATCCAGCTATGCGTATCACGGACCACGCCCACGACAGTTTTATTAGGATCTGGTAAATATGACCAACCATTCCATCTTTCAGGTTTTCCGTAGTGAAAACGCACGAGATTTGAGTCAACATACTTACGTTGATCCCCTGCTGAGTAAGCGGTATCTTGTTTATCAATGCCTGGTTGGAATTTTAAATCAACTAATTTCATGTTGTATTATTTTAAACAAATTTAACGAAAATTAAAGAGTAAACCTTATTTTAAAATTATATTTAGACTTATTCTCCAATAGTCTAAATTATTATTGGCTACAAACCCGCCATTGTGTAAAATATTAGATTTAAAAACAATAAATCTCCCAGGAATATACTCTATTTCCTCACCCTCTATATTGATTTGTCCCCCATATTCTGCTTTCCAAACAGGTGTTAAAAATCCTAAAATTGTCCAAGATCCACTTTCCTCTACATCAGAGTGAAAAAGAGTTTCAGTTTTGTCATTTTTTGCACCCAAATGAATTCTGTAGATATTATTTGGCAAACTAAAATTGTATTGATTTTGAAATACATTTTTTACAGTGCTTGTTAAAGAATGAAAATAACCTGATAAATAAGGATTGTAACTTTGACCCTCTTGTTCAACAACCATACCTGGAAAATTGTTGATTGAGGATTCTAAATTATCTGTAGCAATGGAGAATCTATTTAAACTCCACATAGCTGTATTTATTAAGTTGTTATAAATTTTAAAATTTTCTGCTTTGTCGATGACGTTATTCATAATATAATATTTTTTCATTTTGCCTCTTTAAATTGTGTACTTACGTTGCCTTTAAATGAGTAGTTACCCATGTGTGTCATACCGCTAACAATATCAGCGTATATTTTACCACCTATTTTTTGCCATAAACGACAAAAAGCATAGTCTTCGGATAAATATCTTTTGGTATCAGGCTCTATCATAGTGTCAAAAAATGCATAGTTCCAATCAGATGTGTCGTGATATCCAAATGTTTTATCATGAGGATCTCCTAAATGTTGATCTGATTTAAATCTAAGATGAGGATATGCCAATGCCATTTTTTTAAAAACGTTTCTTTTGATTAACATAAAACCTGTAGCACCATCTAAAACCTCAATAAATCCTTTTTTTACTATTACTTTTTTTGGATTTTTAACGTTTAAATTATATTGCAAAGATGCTGCGTGTAATTCATCTTCTTTAATTTTTGGGTTTTCTTTTACTCTTCTAATAGCTTTTGTCCAATCAATCACCTTTCGTGGATATACTCCCGTTACCACATCTTCATCTAAATCTAACATACGAAATATTGATTCAGGGTTAAAAGCTATATCAGCATCAATAAATAAAAGATGAGTATATTGTTTGTCATCCATAAACAACTGCACCAATGTGTTACGAGCTCTTGTTACTAAAGACTCGTTACCGATTGTACCAAATTGTAACTCTACTTTTTTAGTAGCTGCTAAAGCTGTAAGCTGTAAACAACTTTTAAAATAATCTGCGGTAATCATATTACCATAACAAGGTGTGCCTATAAATATTTTAGTCATTTTGTTCTCCAAAAAATCCCACAGAAGCTATTGATCTTGGAGTTAATGATATTGATTTGTGTCTTATACCTTTAGGTATATGTAAAAGATCACCTTTTTCTAAACAATAATCTTCATTTGTTTCAATTATTCTGTAAATTGTTTTTCCATGTAAACCTATAAGAAACACATCTTCCTCATCAATGTGAGATCCTCCAGTGTTTGTAACAAAAGAAAAAAACAAATCGACACGGTTTTTAACATTAGAATCATACTTAAAAATTTTATAAAGAAAATCTATTAGAATAAAAAATTGATTATCAATTTTATCTATTTCTTTAAGCTGCCATATACAATTAAAATGATTTATTTGTCCTGGTAGGAAAATAACATTTAAAGAATAACTATCGACTAAATAAGAAATTTTATTAAAGTCGTAAGTTTCTTGAATAGATGTAAAATTTTTTATGTAAGTTATTTTTTTTTGTTTAATATTTTCAACACTTTTACTGTCTAAAAACATACTTAAACCTTACTATAACTCACTGTTAAATATTCTATTTTCTTTATCCACCCTTGTGGAATAGCAATAGCACCTCCTCCAGACACGTCTTCTTTGTCTTTACTGTAAGATCTCATAATAACTATTTTTTCTTTACCATTATGAATCATCCACCCTACTTCTTGG